CATCAACGCCACAGGTGCAGCATGACCGACGACGAAGAAGACACCGCCCGCGCCGTCAATCGCGCTCACGACGACGCCAACACCGCCGCCGCCTCTGCAGCGTTGGCAAAGCGCAACGCGGCGTTGGCCGCTGCAATCGAAGCAGCGATGTCGGCATATGACGCCGTGCCGATTGTTCGCGCGGCAGACCCGCGAGCAGACGCCCGCGAGATTATAGCAAAAGGTGCAGCATGATTTACACCCCGCCGCCGCGCCCGACCAGCTATGCGGATGCGGCCAAGGCCCAGCTCCTGCAGGTTGCCGCCGCCGTCCTATTCGCCGCCGCGCTCGCAATCGTCTACGTCGTGATGGTGCTGGCGTGACAGATTATGACCAGCGCCACGGAGGGCCGTATGATCGCGGCAGCGCCAATAGCTATTATGGCATTTATGACCCGCATTTTTGGCCTGCCGGAACAGGCAAGGGCTACCGGATCGGTAAGGGGGGCATGACGCCCAGCGAGCTTGAAGCCTACGAGGCCGGGTGGATTGAGAACGAAACAACTGGAGACAGAAAGAGCTACGCATGACCCGCGAACACGAATTGATATGTGAGTATTATCAGAGACCGCTCGGTTTGGTGGCTGTTGCGCGCTTGGCCGAAACAAGCGTAACCACTGTCAGACGCGTGCTAAAAGAAGCTGGCATACCGCTTCGCCCGGTCGGCGTGACTTTGGCAAATACAAAGCGATGAGCCCAATTTATCGGGACGCCCGCGAAACACTCGCCGCGCTGGCGCAACAGTGCAGAACGGTCCAAGAATACACCGCGCTAATCTGGCTGGCGCGGTACCCTCACACCACGCCCGCCGCGTCAACCGGCTGGCCGGTTAAACGCAATGGGCACATAAATGAACGCGGCTGAAGCATTGGCCCAGGTCCAAGCCATCATCCAGCAACGCGGCGAAAACTACGGCAATGTCCGCGAAAACATGACCGAGACGGCCAAGCGCATGAGCCTGACAATGGGATACACGGTAACGCCGGAAAGCGTTTGCCTGCTGATGATCGATCTAAAGCTGGCGCGGCTGAAAGAAACGCCCGGCCACCTGGACAGCGTGCTAGACATTATGGGATATGCCGCCTTGCTGGCGGAATTGATTACCGATTAAACGCGCTTGCCTTTATCCTTTTAGGCAGCGCGGCTCCCTCGGCTAGCTTGGCGGTTTCGCCGGGGGAGCACCTAATCTGCCATCTTCCATGCGCCTGATGTTGTTTCTTCGATGCGCAGAGCGTTCTTCAAATCTGTAACGGTTCGTCTAACGCCCATGCTCGCGGCGTCTAAACTGATATTAAACACGTTCTTAACGCCGTGCCTTAACTCGCTCTCGGTACACGAGCCCTTCTCGCCCAGCATCTTGAGAATGTGCTGCTCATATTTGCCGCCGCGATGGTTCTTGCGAATTGAGGCAACGGAATCGTGAAACTCAGCAACCAAGCTGGAAACTTCGTCGCCTTCATCATCCTTCCCCAGAACATGGCGGATCAAATCAAAGTGCATCCCCTTAACGAGATCGCCGTCCTTCTGCTTAGTAACATCGACGCGGGCGTTCATGCCTTCGGCGTCGCTGCGATAGCAGCCCAGCAGGAAATCGACGTTGGCTGTGATTGCGCTGGACCCACGCGGGCGCTCTGTGGCGCTATGGCCGGTGTGATGGATCACTAGGACAGTGCAATTAAACACTGCCCGCAACTCGCTGTTAAGCATACGCAGATATGTGGCAATGTCGCTGGAGCTATTTTCGTCCCCGGCGAAAGTCTGGCTCAACGTGTCAATAATGATTAGCACGGGGATCTCAGGCAGGGCGGCGATAGAGGTCCGCAATGCGCTGATCTCTTGCTTGCTGGAGAGCAGCAGCGGCGTGCGGCAATAGTAAAGGTTCTCCGGCACATCAACGCCCCGGTGCCACGCATCAACGCGCCTAGACACACCAGCACCGCCCTCGGCGGCTACATAATAAACCGCGCCCTTGACCGTCTTGCGCTTGGTCCATTCATCTCCATGCAATACTGACAGAGCTAGGTCTATGGCGATGAATGATTTGAAAGTTCCAGAGGCCCCAAACAACATTCCCATTGCGTCTTGCGGAATGATGTTCTTGACCAACCACTTTATGTTCTTCGTCGCTTCCTTAACTTGGCTGTGTGTCTCAGTAAGATTTGAGGCCTTAACAGGCTCTGGTTCTTTAGGCTGGTATTTCTCCGCCCCCTGCACCATGCGTATAAGATCGTCGCCGAACCTTTCACGCCACCGCTCAAGCTGTGGCCCCTCTTTCTCTGGCTTGCTAGCAAGCATAAGAGAGCGCAGCGCGTTGACTGTAGCGCCCGGCTTGAGGCCGGAAGCCATGAAGGAGGCAGATAGCCGCATCAGCGCATCATGGTATGACCGCTGCTCTAGTTTGGGGTTGATGATCGCCTTGAACAGATCGACGGCATCGCCCGTGCCTTCAGGCTTTGGCTTTGGTGCCTCAACGCCGCGTTTAATCGCATCCAGGTCAAGGCTGAAAGTGGCAGCGGCATCGGTCAGGCTGTAAACTTCATCGAGCTTGCAGAACAGCAGCCGCGTTGTCCAAAGACCGCTTTCGCGTTGCTTTGTATTCGTGCCGATTGGAAGGCGCGCGTAGCGTACCGGGTTATTGCCACTACTGTCCGCCTTGACATGACCGCTCGCTCCCATCGCTCGCAGCAAAGCGTCAATCAAAGCCGCGTTATGGGTGTCGGGATCGCCTGGGTCGAGCAGAACGCCGACCTGGTAGTTTCCTTTCGACGTTTCAAGCGCGTAAGAATAACTGCCGGTAAGATCGTTTAACCCCGCTGGGGTTACATCATCGGCAAGCAGGACGGCCAAGCGTTCAAAGCACTCTTTTGACCGGCGCTTGTCGCCGCCACGAGAGTGCATGACGCTAACAGAATAGTAGTTATTATCCTCGCTGCGCTTATTGATGACAACCTTTTGCGATTCCGACCCAGACCAGGAACTGCCTAGCCATGCGCCAGGAGGCGCGGCACTGGGATCAGCAGAGAACGATGCCGTCCAGCCATAGTCGTCCCGCAGCCTGCCGTATACGGCAGACAGGAAATCCGAATTACGCATTCCAACCCCTTATTCGATAACGATTCCAGACAGGTCCGCGAGGCTTAGGCTGATGTTGCGCTTGATTGCATGGTTGAGGAGCTTGACCCAATGCGCTTGGGGGATTTTACCGGCTGTGCCAGCGTCGATGAGCCACCGGCTAACAGAGCTTGCTTGGATGCCCAGAATCCTAGCGGTGGGCGTGACGCCGCCAAACCGTCGAACGACCGAATAGGCCGGTTCGCATCGGCCTTGTATATGTCCCATAACGACTCCTTCACATGTTGATTCGCTCAATATGCATTAAATGCAACAATACGCAATAAACATATTGCGTTACGCAAAGGCTTGCGCTATGAACACGTCCTGACAAAGGAGAACCGCCATGCAGCTATCCAATTTCGACGCCCAACTTGAACACTTAGCCGAACGCTTGCTTGAAGCAAAAGACGCAGAACGAGAAGCCACCGCTGCTCGCATTGAGATCGAAGAAGAAATTTTGATATTAGTGCCAGCCCGAGAAGAGGGTTCAGACAGCAGATTGTTGTCCAATGGCCTGAAACTCAAGACCATCGGCAAGCTCATATATAAGGTTGATTTGGATCAACTGATCCAAATTACCGCATCGTGGCCTGATGCCTTTAAGCCCGTCAAGACAGAGATCAAAGCTGACGACGCTATACTTAAAGCAATCCGCGCCCAGCGCCCAGACATGTGGCGAGAGATTGCAGACGCCGTGACGATCAAACCCGCGAAAACCGCAATCACAGTGGAGAAAAAATAATGGCCTTCGATCTTAAAAGCATCCGTAAAAACGATGCAATGTCTGCGCCGCGACTGATGATTTATGGCGTCGAAGGAATCGGTAAATCAACATTCTGTGCTGGTGCCCCCAATCCAATCTATATTTTGACTGAAGATGGTCTGGGATCGCTCAAGGTCAATCATTTCCCGATAGCAAACTCGTTCAGAGATGTTTTGGACGCCATTGCTACCCTGTACAATGAGAAGCATGACTTTGAAACTGTGGTGATCGACAGCCTGGACTGGCTTGAGGCTATCATCCAGCGCGAGATCGAGCAGAAATACGATGCTAAGGATTTGGCATACGGAAAAGGTGCGCTCATCGCCGCTGAACGGTGGCGTGAGATCCTCGACGGTTTGAATGGCCTCCGCAACAATAGAGGCATGATCGTCATCCTGGTCGCGCACACAACGATTAAACGCTTTGACAGCCCAGAGGTTGAGCCTTTCGACAGGTATCAGCCAAAGTTGCAAGAACGCAGCAACGCCGTCGTCCGCGAGTGGTGCGATGCGCTGCTGTTTGCCAATTATAAGACCATCGTCAAGAAAGACGACGTTGGTTTTAACCAGACCAACAATCGCGGGATTACGACGGGCGAGCGGTTGTTGTTTACGAGCGAGCGCCCCGCTTACATGGCGAAGAATCGCTACAACATGCCTGAAAGCATTCCGTTGTCGTGGGATGCGTTTGAACAAGCCATCAGCTAACTGGAGAAAA